TATACCTAATGTAATTGTTTGATTTCCAAGCGTATTAATGTATTGTTGTGTGCTGTTGGTAAGTTGGTTTGTGGTAGTATTTAATGCTTGAGTTTGTGTATTTAAACTAGAAAAAGCGTTGGTTGCTTGTAGCAACTTGTCAATACCAAAGGCTACGCCTACCGCAGTAAGTGCTTTCACTAACAACATATACTTTCCACCTAGCGCTGTAGTAATAGTAAGTAGCTTACTAAATTCAATTCTTGATATAACTACAGCCGAAGTAACAATACCAAATGCAGTAGCTAACTGAGATAATCTTTGCAAGTTTAATGCACGAAAAAAACCTTCTACTGAATTAACCATTTTGGTCATAGATGGAAGCATAACCTCACCTATCATTGCTGCAAACCTAGTGATAGCATCATTCATATTAGACACTGCACCAGTAAAGGTTTCAGATAGTCTTTTACTACTGCCTTGTATACCAACTACAGGATCAACCATTGCACTTAAAAGTGCTTTTCTAAATTCTGGTAAGGTAAGTTTGGTTATATCTTTAATACCTTGCGATCGTTGTATTAGTTCACGTATACCTTTATTTGTTAATATTTCAGCAGCACCGGCACCACCAGCAAAAGCACGACCTAATGCATTAGCCGCTTCAACAGCCGTTGTACCCATAAACGCAGCTAAGTCAACTGTTGCATTTAATGTAGCTTTTGCATTTAATCCAAACGCTTCCAACTGCGCTCCAGCATTAACCACATCCTGTAATGCAAATGGTGTAGTGGCTGCGATTTGGTTAAATGCATCAAATGCTTCTTTTGCAGCTTCGGTGCTACCAGTTAATCCAACCAATCTGGTTTGCACATCTTGAAAGCCAGATGCAGCCTGGATAAACTTGTTCATGGCTGCTGCTGCTCCACCTACGGCAAAGGTGTACACTAAAATCTTATTTCTTAATGCACCTAATGAGCCGATTAAACCTTTAGTCCTACCTCGCAGTCTTTCTGTTTCATCACCAAATCTTTTGGTATTTTTCGACAGCTTATCCATATCAGCATTGGCTTTACCAAAACCTTTGCTTCGGACCTCAATGATAAATTTTTTCTCAGCCATTGTTTTGTTTCTTTGTTTTTTCGTTAATCAATGCATTATACTCTTCATCAATAGCTGAAAAGATGACTACGCGTTCATATTCTGCATCATCAAGTGTTCGTGCTAATGGTAGATTAAATCGTTTCATGCTCATATACTCTTCTAGCATAAAATTTGTCTCTGCATTGCAAAAGTATTTTGAATCAGCACAGAACACTAAGTTATAATAAAGATTTGCTCCAGGAGTAAACTTGTGTTCCTTATCTTCTTCTAATGCACGATCTATTTCATTCCACAGTTCTTCTTCTGTGTATGTAATAGACTTCTTTAATGTTGGTGATTGTGCTTTGTATGGAAACACCAAGTTGCGTGATGGTTGTTGTTTATAAAACATCCAAGTGGCAACTCGGTGCATAATTACTTTTTTTTAGACGGCTCTTTGTATTGGTTATATACTTGCATTAAAACTTCATCAATCGCATTATCATCTAACTTGGCTAGTTGTTTTTCTGGATCAGTGAAAGCATAGTTTAGTACCCAATCAATTACATCAAAGAATTTTGCAGTATCTATTGAATTATCCAGTCCTACTGCTTTAATCTCTAATCTATGTAATTCGCGCCTTGCTTTAAAAGTTATATCAGTGACATCAAATGTGCCATGATCTGTTTTTACTGTCATGTATCTCTCGCATGTAAAGTTTCAGTCCTACGAGATGGTAATACCAATTATTTCGGCAGTTTCACTAGCTGCAAATGCTCTAAATGGAATGTTTTGTAGCATAAAGTCTCCATTTTCTGCCTGAGAATTATCTATCATTGCATCTGGGATGTCAATAGTAAATCCAGACGATTCTGCTAATGCAATTGCAATACCAGCACTATTACCTTTAAGCTGTGTTGCTAAATCCTCTATTGTATCATCACGTTTTGTAAGCAAATTACCAGTTACTTCATATGGACCAGTTTGTACATAACCATATGGATTATAATCTGTTGTATCAATGTACCCAACTCTTGCTAATGGTCTAGTGATGTTAATTTCCCATGAGTTTAATACTAATGGCTGACTATTTACTGTCTGTGTACTAAGTGAAAAAATGTTTTTTGGTGTGCCAGTATCTAGCGTTTCACTACTAGCTGCTAACGTGTTTTCTACTGGTCTATAGCCAGTAACAAAAGTTGATTCTACAACCATTTCTCCACCATTTGTTCCTACATCTTGACGAAGTGTCATGCTAGTACAATAACATCCAATCATCACTGAACTGATATTGGTTGCATCAGAGCCACCATTTTTAAATAATAATGTAACCGCAGTCTGTGTTCCAGTATCATGTTTCATTGTACCAGTGGTTGTGGCTGGAGTTAAGGATGCTTCAGAACTTCCATCTCCAAAAAGAGATAAACAAGATTTAAGAACTGCTGTAGGTGTGCCACGCATAGTTAATGTAGTTTCATACATCATAGTGTCTGGCCTGTGATGACCTTGAGTTTCTAGTTGTCCAAAAATACCAGATTTATTTGGCGCAATATCTAAAGTAGCACCAGCATGTTGTATATTAAAATCGATTACTTGTAAAAAATCCCATGTATCACCAGCAGCGTGGGATGTTCCTAGATTGACATTACTTCCTTTTGTACCGATGCCAACCGATATATTTGATCTTGATTGAAAATTTGTTTCAGCCATTACTTAACTTCCTTTTTTGCTTCTGCGCTTTCTAAATGTGTTTCTAGTGATTTTGGTATAGTATCTATGTTTACTACTTCTCCATTCATTAAGCGCATATGCTTTGCTGGACTCCAAAATGCACACATGTTTTTATCATTGGATAATTTTTTGTATGATTCTTTTGCTTTGACTTTCACGATACTATCTCCATTACTGACATTGTTGTCGCCATATCTGCATTTAGTAACTCAAAATTGTCTTCATCTCTGCTATACTCAATGCTTTCTACCACAGCGTTGTAAAACTGTCTTGTTCCACTTACGCTGTAATTTCTATTGTTATACATAAGTCTTTTAAATCTTTCTGCAATTAATGCCACTTGTTTAATACTGTTTTTTGTGTAGTTACCAGCAAAATCAATCTGATAATTCACATTGACAGTATAGTTTCTAACTTGACCAATATTAATTTCTTCCACATACTCATCATTGACTGGCGTAATCAGAAAACTTTGATTACCTCTATCAGCAAGTATATCATACAGCACTGGAATAGAAAATTCGTCTGCAATAATAGTATGTAAATTGTCAATAACTTTGTCAAAGATGACGTTTTCAAATGTAATTGCCATCTACTTATAGTCCTTTCGATGACATCATCTGTATAGTTGCCCAGACTTAACACTGCCAATCGGTATACTATCACTTTGAAAAGTTATGCTCCACTCGTCTGATGCTGTATATACTCCAGCTTGAAAACGAATTTCTGCACCATATGCTAATGCCTGGTAATCACCATTCATTACTTCTGCATCTAAGACTTTGTGCATTTTTAAGCCTTGGTCATTCTTGGTATACACATCGTACTTCACGCTACTTGCAGAACCAACACTAAATGTGCCACCAGTAGAAATCACCACTCTGACTTCATCATAATCAACACTTGGCGGTCCATGCATCTTTACATCTTCAATATAACCAGTCGATGATCCATTTAATGCAATTTCAGAAATCACTCCAGATTCACTTCTATAACTAGTTTCATTCCACATAACTAGTTCTTTACGCTTTAATCTGGTAAGCATACCATTATCACCTAGTGCTAACTCTTCCAGTTCTGCTGCTTGTTCTGGATCATGGCTACGCAGTAAATCTGCACAAGTAAGAATTGCATTGCAACGAATCACTACAAAGTCATAACTGCGATCTGATGCACCTTGATAATTGCTATTATTTCTTTTATAGATTGGCCTATTAAGATACGAGCGCATAAAGTCTGCTTGTTCTTTACATACTGTGGTTTTTAAACCATCCCAATCTTGTCCAGCTTCAAATACTCTTGAATTCATATCAGACGCACTAGAACCACCGATATATACATCTAGGCGATCCGCACTGCTTTGGTAAATATATTCGTTCATAGCATTTGGAGTGTCAGTGACTTTTGTCTGTTCTGCACCATCCATATATAGCTGGTCTACAGCTCCAGCATTGTGCAAATAATAAAGATTGGATGTACCAGATTCTACAAAGTTACTTGGTAGTACACGTTTGCGATCAAATTTATCAATGTCTCCAACCACTGCTTGGAGATCGGTAGTATTATTACAAAATGCTGTTAAATAACTCATGCGAATGCAACCTCGTCTTTTATATTAGGCAAAATAGTGACATTAGGAACTTGCGTAGTCATAATTAATGCTACAATCATACTAATAATGATATCTATGTCTTTATAATTAACATCTAACTGTTCTACTAATGCTTGTAATTCTTGCATCACTTCAATTAGCCGGTCAATCTTTGCAGCGTCATCCATATTTCTGAACAATCTCCATAAAATGTTCCGGAGTGCCTTTGCCTTTTGCTGTGTTGTAAAATTGCTTCCATTGCGAAGCCTGTTCTTCTAATGTTCGTGGTAATGGTTTTGGTACACGTCTATAATGCAATCTGCAAAACACTATTTGTGCTGCTATGTTTGTAGTTAGGATATAACGCCATTCATCTTCTTTTGGTTCTAAAAAGTATTTCCAATCTAACAAACATACTTCTGCAACTTTTTTCATTAATGATTCTCTAAATTTTAGATAATCATTACATGTAGATACACCAACCCAAGGTTCAATTTGGAAAAAGCCAACCGCTGGCCCCTTCACTTGCTTTAAATACACATATTTAGACTCTACTAAACCAGTATTATACACTAGGTCCAAGGCTTTTGAATCAGCATATTTTTCACCAAGTTTTTGCAAGACATCATTGATGATGCCACGCATTTGTTTTTTATCTACCACGCTTTTTTACTTTCTTAACTTTTTTCTTCTTTGGCCTTCCAGCTTTTTTATATGTTCCTTTTCCGTATGGCATTATTTAATCCTCATTGAGCTGATAAATCCAGCAATGATGTTTTGAATAATGTCAGCTAATTCACGAAACATTTTTTCTTCTTTCTGATCACTAGTAAATGGCACATTAATAGCACGATCCATTTTTTCTGCTAATAATATTTCAAATTCATCACTTTTTAACCAGGTAACTACACCAGTCTGCATTGCATCTGCCTGTGATTCAGCAAGATTCATGGCATGCTCAATCGCTTTCTCTTTCATAGCTTTAATTACTGCGTTCATACTATCTCCATTATTACATTAACAATTACTGGAAAAGTCACTAGCGCAATTGTTCCATATACTTTGATTTGCGCCATTGTAAGATCGTGTGAATCCACTTTTCCATTCAATTTTTCTAAATGTTTTTCAACTCTGCTCATCATATTAAATAGTGTTTTTTGACGTTCATCTAACTTGACTAGCATTCCATATAAATCTTGATCTGTTTTCATTATCTACTACTATGCCCATTAATGCGACCTTTAATAAATGCAAGATCATCACTTAATTCACGCCAAAATGATTCTCTTTTTTCATCAGAACGATTTATGCGATCAATCAATTTGACGTTTATTTGCATTGCAGAGTCCAACACTGATTCCATTTTGCGTATAGATTGCTTGATCTCTTCTAAATCTTCTGACTGATGTTTATTTTCTTGAATGAGATTATAAATCATAAATCCAAAAAGAACGCAAATAAATCCGGCACTTCCAAGCTGTAAATATAAGTCTGCTATTTCATTCATTTTTTATTGCGTTTTTTCCAAGACATTGGATTTAAATTGATAGATAATTCTTTTTCATAGAAAGCTACTTTCTCTGCCAGCTCTTGTCTCTCAATCCGTTCCTCCACGATATGCTTATCAAGTAAGCTCCCAATTTGTTCAGTTTGAGTAAGAACGCTATTTTCAAGTCGTCTAATCCTACTTTCAATTTGCCAATAACCATAAACCAGCATTCCGATAAGAACTGCAATTTGACCAAGCCACTTAAGGTTAATGCTAACAATGGCATTATCATCCAAAACAGTAGCACGATAACTTCTGGCTGTATCTGGTTTCGCACTCACTTTATCCTAATTTCTTCATATTCATCATGCTTATAACACCAATTTGTTTGATTGTTAATTGTGCCATGATACCAATGAATAGTAGAATCAATCCCCATTACTTCGATAAAAACCGAATTTGCCACTGTATCCGATGGTGTAACTTGTACACCTCCTACGCTCCAACCCTGACTGCAATTTGTAAGCAAAAGGCAAAGCGTAAGAAGAGTTGCTATTCTCATAAACCACTTCAAAATCGTTGTTATGCAGCTTCTTGATTTTGTTCTTCACCAATTCCATTTTCTTTTAGTCCATCCTCAAATGCCTTTAATCCAAATTGCATTTGTATCAGATTAAAGTTTGTTCTTTGAATTTTGTTCATTAAATCCTGGCGATGTTCTAGCATTGCTTTTACTTCTGGTGACATATCATCTATGTTTTTTTGTGAATACTCTTTGCCGAGTATATTTACTTTTGGCTCTTCTTTCTTTTTTGCCATTGGTAACTCCTATTGTTTGTTAATTAAAGTTTTTTGAAATCAGCGATTGCAGTTTTTAATCCATCTGATTGTGCTTTTGCTTTTGCCATTTCAGCATCATATCTTGCTTTTTCAGATTCTAATTGATTTAAAGACCATTGTACTTCACTATCGACTAATGCTTCACCAGTTTCAGCATCCCATCTTTTTTGAACCAGAGCGATATATGATTCTTTCTTTTCTGCGACAGCCTCTTGTACAACTTTACCATCATCGTCTTTAACTTCGCTAATAGCTTTTTGCACTACTCTTTCTTTGTTTTTTAAATCGGCTGTCTTACCTTTTTTATCAGCATAGTTTGCCCAATTCATTTGAGACTCCTTATTTGTTTTCTAATTCTGTTACTTTTGCAGATAATTCTTGTACTGCT